CTATGTAAAAGACCGCTCTGGTGTTAATACTGCCGATGAACTGCATATTGTAGTTATTGACAGTAATGGAGCAATCACAGGAACCCCAGGCGCTGTCTTGGAAACCTTTGAGGGACTTTCCAAATTGTCTGATGCAAAAAAAGCAGACGGAAGTACAAACTACTATCGTGATGTTCTCTATAATCAGTCACAATACATTTACAACATGGATCATGTTCCCGGCAATGCTGGCAATGGTTATGGTGGTACAATCACAGCACAGAGTACAACTATTTTTGGTGCAGCTGCAGCTGAAGGTATTCATACTGTCACTCTTGTAAATGGTACTGATGACTATGGAATCACATCGGGAGAGAAGAAATCTGGATTTGATCTTTTAAAAGATACAGAGACAGTAGAACTTTCACTTCTTATGAATGGTAAAGAAATTGATGGAACAAACGGAACAGATGCTATCAATGCAATTGATATGGCAACTGATCGAAAAGATACAGTTGCATTTGTTTCACCACCATCAAGTACTGTTGTTGGAGTTTCGAGTGAGATAACTCAAACATCAAATGTCAAAACATTCATGGACAAGATGCCTTCTAGTTCATACGGATTTCTTGACAGTGGGTACAAGTATATGTACGACAAGTACAATGATGTATACCGATTCGTTCCATTGAACGGAGATATGGCTGGTCTTTGTGCAAGAACAGATTTGGTCGCAGACTCATGGTTCAGTCCAGGCGGATTCAATCGTGGTCAGGTGAGGGGTGCAGTCAAACTTGCATACAATCCTCAGAAGGCAAACAGAGACATTCTTTATAAAGCAAGAGTGAATCCAGTTTGTTCTTTTCCAGGCCAAGGAACAGTTCTCTTTGGAGACAAAACTGCTCAGTCGAAACCAAGTGCATTTGATAGAATCAATGTACGAAGATTGTTTATCACTCTTGAGAAAGCAATCTCGACTGCTGCTAAATTTCAGTTGTTTGAGTTCAACGATGAGTTTACACGTGCCGACTTCAGAAATCAAGTCGAACCTTTTCTCCGTGATGTACAGGGTCGAAGGGGTGTTACAGACTTCTTAGTAGTTTGTGATACAACTAATAACCCAGGCTCGGTTGTTGATCGTAACGAGTTTGTCGCTGACATTTTTGTCAAACCTGCTCGGTCTATTAACTTTATTTCTCTGAATTTCATTGCCACTAAAACTGGTGTGGATTTCGCAGAAGTAGTTGGGGCATAGGAGGATAAATGGCAAACATAAATGACTTCAAAGCAGTAATGCAAGGTGGTGGTGCTCGTGGAAATCAATTCCAAGTAACCATGCCATTTCCAGGCTATTCAACAGTCGGTGGAGAGACAAGAGTAATGTCTTTTCTTTGTAAAGCAACAAATCTTCCAGGCCAAACTTTGGGAGAGATTGCAGTTCCATTTAGAGGTCGCCAATTGTATATAGCTGGTGATCGTACATTTGAAACATGGACAACTACTATTATGAACGATACTGATTTTTTAATCCGTAATGCTATGGAGCGTTGGATGAATGGAATCAATGCTCTTTCAGATAATAGTGGTTTAGAAAATCCATCAGATTACCAAGTTGATTGTTTTGTAGATCAACTGGATCGTGCTGGACAGACAATCAAATCCTATACTTTCAGAGGAATTTACCCTCAGACAATCGCAAACATCGAATTAGCTTACGATGGAAACGATGCAGTAGAGGAATTTGAGGTAACATATCGCTATCAGTACTTTGAATCAAATACTACCAGTTAATAATCCGTATAAATATTTACTACGTGAATAAATACGGAGCATTATGGCACAGTTATTTGGTTTTCAAATTACTAGAGCTTCAAAGGATAAGGGAGAACAACTACCAAGTTTCGTTCTCCCTGAACCTGAAGACGGAGCAACAACTTCTGCTGGATTCTACAGCGAGTTTCTAGATTTAGACAGTACAGCAAAGAACGAATATGAACTTATTCGTAGATATCGAAGTACGTCTGAGCATCCCGAATGTGATTTTGCAATAGAAGATATAGTAAATGAAGGCATCTGTATGGAAGCTGGAAGAGAAAGTATCAATATTGTCACAGATGACCTACCCTATTCAAACAAGATAAAAACAAGAGTTCGTCAGGAGTTTCAACATATTCTCCGCCTCCTAGATTTCAATAATAAAGCACACGACATTTTTAGAAGATGGTATATTGATGGAAGAATACATTATCATAAAATTGTAGATGAAAATGATGTTAAAAAAGGAATACAAGAATTACGTTATATTGATGGGTTGAAGATCAAAAGAGTCAAAAAAATAGACAAAGAAGTAAGTAAAAAAGGTACACCACATATTAAAGTAATTGAAGATTATTTTCATTATAATGAAAAAGGAATGAATCAAGCACACGGAAGCGGAGGATTCAAGATTACAAAAGATTCTGTGGCTCACTGTACTTCAGGATTGCATGACCCAAATAGAAATATGGTCATATCCTATCTACATAAAGCAATCAAACCAGTAAACCAACTCAGAATGATTGAGGATTCGGTAGTCATCTATCGTATCTCAAGAGCTCCTGAACGAAGGATATTCTATATTGATGTTGGTAACCTTCCTAAAATAAAAGCAGAACAATATCTCAAAGATGTAATGAATCGTTATCGAAATAAACTAGTTTATAATAGTCAAACTGGTGAGATTCGGGATGATAGACAGCACATGAGTATGTTGGAAGATTTTTGGTTGCCTCGTAGAGAAGGTGGAAGGGGAACAGAGATTACCACACTTCCAGGCGGACAAAACCTTGGTGAGATTGATGATATTGTATATTTTCAGAAAAAATTGTACAGGTCATTGAATATTCCTGTATCTAGACTTGAAGCTGAAAGTACATTCAGTATGGGTAGAAGTGCAGAGATTACGAGAGATGAAGTCAAGTTTACAAAATTTATTCAAAAACTTAGGACTAAATTCAATGTTCTCTTTAATGATGTTCTAAAGACTCAATTAATACTCAAGGGTGTTATTGCAGAAGAAGATTGGCCGTCAATCAGAGACAATATTACATATTCTTATCTCAAAGATGGTCATTATGCGGAGATGAGAGACATGGATCTCTTACGTGACCGATTAGATATACTAAATACAATAGAACCCTTTATTGGTGAATGGTTCTCAAAAGAGTATGTTCAAAGACACGTTTTCCGAATGTCGGAAGATGAGATGAATAAAATGAACAAACAAATTGATGATGAACCACCACCAGTTGATGATGAAGAGCCTTCACAAACGGCTACATTACCAAAACCACCAGAGGAAGTTCCTCAAGGTGAAGAAGAAACTCAAATGATACAAAACGGAGATAAATTATGAGTATACCCAATATGATTAGTGCCCTAGTAAGTGACAACAAACTAGAGGCTGAAAGTGCATTTAAAGATGTTATCTCTCACAAGGTAGGAAGTGCATTAGATTTAAAAAGAGTACAAGTTGCGAACTCTTTGGTTCAACAGCACGTTTCTACAGACGATGTTGAGGTTGAGAGTGAAGAAGTTTAGTGAGTTTCATCAAGTTTTAGAAAAGGATGAACACAAGAAATCTGCTGAGTACAAAAAACTTACTCCTAAGATGAAGAAGGCAGTCGATGATGTGTTTACCACTTTGGAATCCAATCCAAGTAATTTTATGTCTTCATTTGAGAAGACTGTAACCAAGATTGCTAAAAAATACGGAGTCAAGGATTCAGACATAATGAGTTATTTCGATAAAGAAATGCTCTCAATTTAGGATAACAAATGGCAAATCAAATTATCAATAAAATAGGAACTTCTGTAATTCATGTGGATACCACAGATGGTGAGATTACCATGGCAGAATTAAAACACGCAGATGAAGCAACTCCTGTAACTGCTAAAATTATAGAAATATTTTACAACCTTAAAGCGGGAGCATCATTAGCAATTGATAGAGGTGGAACAGATGTATGGAAAATTGCGGCTGTAGCATCTACCTCAAATCTAGTCGGTCATGTAAATTACAGACCATCGGGTATCGTACTTAGGGGAACTAATACGGCAGATATTGGTGTTACAGTTGGTAGTTTTACCGATAGTGTAGCTACACTTATAGTCAAGAAAACATACTAAGAGGTAATATGAAATTAATCACAGAAATGTACGATGACTTTGAGATTCTTACTGAAGGTAAAGGTAAGAATATGAAAATCAAAGGGGTCTTTATGCAGGCTGAAACGAAGAATCGTAATGGTCGAGTATATCCTCTTGATGTTTTACACAAAGAAGTAAATCGTTATAACAAAGAATTAGTCGAAACCAAACGTGCTTTCGGCGAACTAGGTCATCCAGATGGGCCGACTGTCAATCTGGACAGGGTTTCTCACATGATTGAGGAACTTGTACCCGAAGGTAAAGATATCATCGGGAAAGCAAAGATTCTTGACACACCAAATGGTAAGATCGTCAAGGAATTGCTAAATGCAGGTGCAAAACTTGGAGTCTCTAGTAGAGGAATTGGAACACTTGAAAAAAGGGGTCAGACAAGTTCTGTCA